TTCACGATGTTCTCCCACACGATCGTGTCGTTGGCCTGCACGGACTCCTTCGCGACCGCGACGGTCGCGGTGTTGCCGACGTTCAAAACACCGAGCGGCTCACCGACCCCACTGCCCTTGAGGAACGCGACGTCCTCATAGAAGCCGAGGGCCTCGGGGAAGATCTGGTCGATGAACGCCTGGAACGAGCTGATGGAGTCGGAGATCAGCTCGTTGGGGACCTCGGTGTAGGCGGTGAGTTTCTTCGCGTCCAGCACGATCCGGCTGAAGGCGGCCTGGCTGGCGGTGAGCGCGGCGCCCTCCTCCGTCCAGTACCCGACGATCCCGCCGTACACCGACGACACGTTGCTGGTGGAGTCGATGGCGGGGAACGGCACCCGCAGCGTCTCCATCGGGATCACCCGCGCGCGAGGCCGGACGATGGAGGTTTCGAGGGCGACCCGCAGCATCTCCGACCGCAGCGTCTCCGGGATCAGGAACCCGCCCTCGGACGGCACTGTGCTCGAGAACGCGTTCCGGACCCGGCCGAGCTTGGCCTGCATGTTCGCGTCGCGGGACGCGTTGTGCCAGATCAGCTGAAAGTACTCCGAGCTGTTCGCGAACTCCTTGTCGAGCCGGGCGCCCATCGCCCGCGGGTTGTGCAGCCCGCTCTTTTGCGCGGCGAGCGACGCGACCGGCGCGGCGGGATCTAGGTTGATCCGCTGCACCTGCTCCGGCTCGTTGTCCTTCAGCCACTCGGCGAGGATCCGCTGCGTCTCCTCCCGCACCTGCGTGGCGATCTCCTGGTCCTTGTCCAGAACCGTCCGCGCGTACTTGGAGATCAGCTCCCCGAACTTGTTCTTGTCCTTGAACACCGCCTGCATCCGCTTGGAGTCGCCGAGCAGCTCCTCGATCCCGGCGGGGGTGTTGGGGATGGCGATGTCCTCGACATCTTGGGCGGGCGGGGCTGCCCGGTTCCAGGTCCTGCCGACTTCGGCCGGGGTGTAGCCGTGGCGGGCGAGCAGGTGCCGCTGCCCACGGGTAAGCGTGTTGTTCATCGTGCCGCCTCTCTGAGGGCGCGTGTCACCACTGTCGGGTCATACGGGTCGTGCGTTTGGTGCTGTCCTTGCGGTTCATCCGGTGCGGCCGGGGCGTTGTCCGCACGAAGCCGCACCGCCGCGCGGAACACCTCCGCGTCGTATGCCTCGAACCCCTCCACCGGGGGTGGGGCGGGCGGATCTTGCGGGGGCAGGTCCGGCGGCGGCGGCTCATAGGCCGGCCGGGTGGGTGCGGGCCGCGCCACGGCGGGGGCGTCGGAGGCGCGGACCCGCACCGCGTCCCGGAACGCGTCGGGGTCCCAGCCGGCGAAGTCGTTCGCGGCGGCGGTGATCGCGTCGCGGAACAGCGCCGGGTCCCAGCCGTTCAACACCAGATCCGGCGCGGGCTCCGGTGCGGGGTCGTCGTCTTCGCCGGTCTGGTCGTCGACCTCCAGCGACGCGACGTCCCCGATGTCCCCGGCAGGGTCGGGTGCCTGGTCGCGGCCCTGGTAGCGGAACACCGACAGATCCCAGGAGTTGTCCATCGGCATCGGCTCGTCCGGCGGCATCTTCTTGCCCGGCTTGGCCGCCTCGTCCGCCAACCCCGCGGCGACCGCCTCAGCCGCGGTGTACCAGGTCTCCGCCCGCATCACCGCCCGCCACTGCTTTACGGTGCCGCCGGCCTTCTCGGCGTAGATCCCGGCGATGTTGTCGGACTGGCGGTCCAGCAGGTCCGCCATTTCCCGCATGTCGGCGGCGTCTCCGACACACAGGCCGGCACCTTCGTGGATCATCATCTGGGAGTGGGGCTGCATCACCACCCGGTCACCGGCCAGCGCGATCACCGACGCGATGGAGGCGGCCAGGCTGTCGACGTAGGTGGTGACCTTCGCGGTGTGGCTGCGCAGGCACGTGAAGATCGCTATCCCGTCGAACACCTCCCCGCCGGGGGAGTTGATCCGCAGGCTGATCTCCGGCGCGGTGATCTGCTTCAGCTCGGCCACGAAATCCGCGGCCGTCACACCGAAGAAGCCGATCTCGTCGTAGATCATCACGTCTGCGGGGGCGCCGCCGTCACCAGCGGAGTTGGTGATCCGGTACCAGTCGGTGCGGCCCTGAACCAGCCGCGCCCTCGGCCTGGCCGTCTTGAGGTTCCTCATGCCGGGCTCCCTATCCATAGCGGGCCTCGAACGTCCCCCGGCACCGGTCCCCACCCAGACACCCCTCGTAGGACCCGCCGCCGTACGCGGCCTCAGCCTCGGCCAGCGAGCCGAACTCGGTGCCGTCGATGTCGCCGCACGGCCCGCACTGGTTCGCGTCGTTGACCTCTACCGCCACGTACAGGGCGGGCGGCGCCACCACCGCGTAGGCGAGCCGGCCAAGGTTCGTGGCGCGGTGCAACGCCCCGCCCAAGCGGTCCCGCAGAGCCCGGTCGGACAGGCCCCGCAGAAACTCTGCGACCTGGGAGGCGACGTCGGCGGCGGGACGGCCCGGTGTGTACAGCCGCAGCGCTTCCCGGCCGGCGGAGGCGGCCAGATCGCCGGCGAGCATCGCGGCGACGGCGACGGCGATCTGCACCAGCTCGCTACCGAAGTTCGTGATCGTCGACGGATACCGGGCACGCAGCGACTCATCGATGGTCGGGGGGGCGACGTGGACACCCTGCGTCGCGGCCTCGGACGCCATCCGGTCTGCGGCGGTCTGCGCCATGTCACCGAGCGCCCGCCGCAGCGTGTTGACCGCGTCTGCGGGGTCGGCGGTAAGGCTGGCCAGAGCAGCCGGGTCGTTGTCGGTGGCGGCCGCCTTCACCTGCTTGACGAGGTCGTCAATCTGGTCGTCGGTGATCGGCGCCCAGTCCTGCAGCAGCGACTGCAGCGCGTCTTCCAGGTCGGTGTTGACATGGGTGAGCGGGGACGGTTCGGCTTCGGCGGTGATGGCGCGGCGGGTGCGGGCCAGGTCGTACAACGACAATGACCGCGCGGCGAACGCCGGCGCGGGGGGAGCGGCGGGGACGGGGCCGGGGCCGGTCAGGTTCCCGCCCGCCGCGTTCACGATCTGCCGCGCCTCATCGGCGGTCAGCACGATGTCGACACCGAGATAGATCTTCTGGACGATCTCAGCCAGCTCACGCGGTGTCGCTGGTTGCGTGGCGCTGTCCTGCCCGGGCGGCAGGCCAACCGATGCGGGGACGGCGGCGGATCCCATCTCCGGCAGCCCTACCGCCGACAGCACGTCGGTGGGATCCCACCCGGCGGTGCGGAGCGCGGCCGCAGCGTTCGCCTTCGCGGTCAGCGTCTTCGACTCGAGCTCTTCGTCGTCGGGGACCGGGTTGTCGTAGTCGAACTCGAGACCGCTGGCGGTGGTGCCGAACAGCGGCAGGAAGTCGTTGTTCAGCGCGCCTTTGATCCGGTCGAGCCGCGGCATCACGATCCACCGGGCGAACATCACCTCGGCCGCCTCGGCGTTGGCGCGGTTCACCGATTCGGAGATGCCGAGCATGTGTTTGGGGAACCCGAACGCCTCCATGATGACCTCGCGGGAGGCGTTCCGGAGCTCGACGAACTGCATGTCGGCCATCGTGTAGTTGTTGGTGATCCACTTGCCTTGTTCGATCACCGCGACCCGGTGGGCGTTCGCGACGCCGCGGTGCTGTTCCTGCCAGCGGGCGGTCATCTCTTCGAACTCGTCGTCGGACAGGTGTTTGTCGACCTCGATGATCCCGCCGGGCTGCGCCGAGTTGACGAAGAAGTTCCGGTTCCACTCGGCGGAGAACTTGGTGGATTCGAGGTCGGCGAGGATGGTCTGGACGGCGCCCATCCCCCGGTACGGGTCGAGGGGGTGCGGCTTCCGCAGCTGGATCACCTCATCCAGCTGCAGCGGGACCTTCTCGCCTTCCGGGCCGAAGTAGATGTAGCCGGTCAGGAAGTCCGTCGCACTGGGGACGGGGTACATCCGGTCGGGGCGGGCGATCCACAACTCCAGCGGGATCGACCTTGCGCGGGAGTTGCGGGCGATGATCCACCAGCCCTCACCGGTCAGATCGACGTGCTGCTGGAACGACTGCACGAACTCTTCGCGGGTGTAGAACGGGTTCGGTTTGTTCCAGACGTCGAGCGCCAGGTGGCGGGTGACCTCGGCGCGGTCCGCGTCGTCGCCGGTCGTCGATTTGCGGTACAGCCGCCACCGGGCCTTGCTGACGGCTTCGGTGGTGCGTTCGACGATGGCGAACAGGGTGCCGACCCCGCCGAGCGCCCGCATCTGTGCTTCGGCGTCGTTGCGGGACAGGAACGGCAGGACGGTGTGGCGGCTGGCGTAGGCGACGGGGGCTTTGTTGACGACGGTGGCGAGCGCGGTGATCGGGGACCTCACGTCTTGCCGCCGGCGAGCCAGTCGATCAGCAGCAGGCTGACACCGGCGGCGGCGTACCCGGCGGCGTGCGCCACGGTCCACAGGCTGTAGTCGATCGCGCCGAACCCGGCCAGCACGAGGACGGTGCGGCGCAGGGCGGCGAGACGGGGGAGGGCTTTGGCGGCGGCGCGGCCGAGGCGGACGGCGAGCGGGACGCGAGGCTTGCGGGGTTTGGCGGACAGGCGGGCGGCACGGTACGCGGTCCCGAACGTCGTCGCCATACAGCGGATGCTACTCGCGGTAACACATCTAGGCGAGAAATCCTCCTGTCACGGCGCGGTGTAACAGGAAATCTTACGGCGCGGATCACTCGTGACAATAGAACTCGTAGATGCAGGCGCCGTCATCGGTGACGTGCTCGGTCATCCGGTAATCGGCGACCGGCGCGTACGTCCAGTCGGGTCTCGTTGGATCGAAGCGCGGGTCGTCGCAGTCCCGAGCCATCTCTAGGAGGCTCTTCCCGTGGTCTTCGGGTTGCCGCCAAACGTGCGGAAGGTCATGCCAGCGGAAGCGCTTGCCGTCGCTCTGCCCGCCGCGCAGCTCGATCAGGAACGGCTTGTCTGCCCATTCCTCGCGGTTGATCTCTTCCAGGCTGTTCATCAGTCCGGCCGCTCGGTCCAGTACCCGACCATGCCCGTGTCGGGCGAGCCGTCGGCGAACCGGCCGGTCCCGGCCGCCTGCTCACGGCACGCCGCATCAAGCGCGGCGATCATGGCGGTGCGGGCGCTGCCTTGATGATCTGCCCGTAGAAGAATTTCAACCATCGCCAGCCTCCTTTGGCTCTGGTCTCTCGGGCAGCTTGGCTCCCGGCTCGCCGACGTACCAGCGGACGAACGACCGCAGCACCTTAGACATGTCCGCCTCGGGATCAGGGCCGCGTTCGACGGCGTCGCCAAGCGTTCCCACAGGTCGTCGGTGGTGCGGAAGCGGCGTAGGCCGGTGGGCTCCTTGGGCGGCATGCGTGCTCCTTTATGTGGCTACAAAGGAGTCTCTCACATCCCTTGCTGTGTGGCTATGCTGTAGCTACACTAGAGGCATGAGCGAGACGACGACCAGCAACCCGGCCCACTGCCTCCGCTGCGGACGCACCCTCACCGCGACCCGCAGCATCCGCAACGGCATGGGCCGCACCTGCCGCCGCCGCGTCCTCGCCGCCCTCGACACCGTCACCGCCGGCTACAAGCCGTTCCAGATCACCAAGGCCCGTGACCTGATCGCCGAGCAGAGCATCATCCCCACCGGCCGCCCCGCCCTCTACCTCGCCGTCAGCTCAGACGGGCAGAACACCTACCTCGTCGACACCCTCGAGCACTCCTGCACCTGCCCCGCCCGCATACCCTGCTACCACCTGGCCGCCGGCGACATCCTCGCCGCGGCCTGACATCAAGGACCACCGACATGCGCACAGAGATCAGGCTCCACCCGTGGCGGATACTCGCCATCGTCGTGCTCGCCTTCGGCGCGTTCACCGCCAGCTACGCCGTGCACGGCTACAGCCTCGGCGGCCCCACCTCCGACGGCGGGATCGCACCCGTCGACGTCACCCCCGCCGTCTCGAGCACGTCCGCCCCGGGCAGCGCCGCATCGAGTACGGCCGCGTCCCCGCAGGTGCGCCGCCATCAAGTGGACCTGACCGCCCCGACCGCCGCGCCGGCGTCCAAACCGTCAGGCGGGGACGAGCCGCAGCCCCGGCCCGCCGCCGAGACGTCCGAGCCCGCCCAGGGGGACGACACCCCGGAGCCTTCCCGGTCCACCGCTGTGGCGACACCGTCGCAGCGCGGCACCTGCGGGCCGCTGCACGACCAGCGGTGCGAGTAGTCAGCGCCGCCGCGCACCCATCACCCGAACACGCGGACGGGCCGCCAGATCCCGCTCAGCCACCACGTACCGCAGCGCGTCGCACCCGTCGTCGTCGTCCTTCACCGGCTCCTCCTTCAACACCCCGCCGGGCTTCACCGCCCACACGTAGCCGGGGATCTCCTCCGCCGTGCATGCCGGCTTCCTCGCGTCCACCCTGCCCTGGTCCCGCTCCACCACCGAATCCCGCATGATCGCCAGGCGCGGTTTGCCGTCCCCCGCGACCTTCAGCCGGGCCTGCACCGCCTGGATCCCCGCCGTCACCGCCTTATGCGCCGGGGCCGTCGACATGCCCAG